TAGTATTACCAGCAACCTCGGCAGCGGGCAGCATCTAACAGCAGCGGCAACATGGTGAACCCAAAGAAGTCTGGACAACCCCCGCATAAGAGGTGGGTGTTTACCCTTAATAACCCTACGGCTGAAGAGGAGCAGAAGATTATGAGTCTGGATATGGACATGTTTGAATACTTTGTCTGTGGCCGTGAGGGTATGCAGGAGGGTAGAACACCCCACCTCCAGGGGTTTGTTAACTTTGCTAAGAAGAAGACCTTTAACCAAATGAAGAAGCTATTTGGAGCCCGCTGCCACTTCGAGCATGCCAAAGGAACTGACCACCAGAACCAGGAGTACTGCACCAAGGAGGGTGATACTCTGATAGAAGTGGGGGCCCCGAGAAGAAAAGGCAAGAGGACTGACCTGGATGCCGCTGTGAGTACCGCGCTTGAATCGGGGTCCCTTGTTAGAGTAGCTGAAGAACACCCGGTGCAGTACGTCCGTTACCACCGCGGGCTCGCTGAACTTTTAAAAGTGGCGGGCAAAGTGAAAGAGCGGGACTGGAAAACGGCTGTACACGTCATTGTGGGCCCGCCTGGGTGTGGCAAAAGCAAGTGGGCGGCACAGTTTGCAGACAAGAGTGACACCTACTGGAAGCCGAGCAGAAATAAATGGTGGGATGGATACAGAGGCCAAGATGTGGTGGTCCTGGATGATTTCTATGGCTGGCTGCCCTGGGATGACTTACTGAGACTGTGTGATAGATACCCTCTGACTGTTGAGACTAAGGGGTCTACTGTTCCTTTCTTGGCCAGAACTATTTTGATTACCAGCAACAAGGTGCCCCAGGAATGGTACTCATCGGATGCTGTCCCAGCTGTAGAAGCTCTCTGGCGGAGAATTACTACTTTAATGTTTTGGAAGACTACTACAGGACAGTCCACGGATGAAGAAGGAAGATTTGAGACCCTTTCCCCTCCCTGCGAGGAGTTCCCATATGAAATAAATTACTGAGTCTTTATCACTTCGGAATTGGTTGTGCTTTTATTAATCACACTTTTACAGTATTTTGCAGGGTAAAATCTCTGTACTGGACATACAGAGTAATCCTAACAAGGTAATCTGTAGAATCAGGGCCCCTCTCAATGGCAAAGCCTATGCCATCCCACTGGACTTGCTCAGTGGGTTGATTTTTCAGCCAGAATTGATTTCTCTTGTTGTTTGGCTGAAATAATCCTGAGGGATCAGCAAGCCTGGGCTTTGGGGTAAAATATCTGGAGTGGTATGAGTAGGGGCTCTTGAAGACATGTCTGGTGCTGTAGTTCAGGTACGGGTCATAAGCAGAGGTCTTCTCTTCACCCCCTTGGCGGTAGTTGTTGTCCAGGATGATGGCTGTGCTTCCATAGCCTCTGAAGGGGGATACAATGGGGGCCCTGGGCAGAAACTCCACTTTGGCCTTCCTTATTCTGTAGTACATCCAGGGCAGGGTTTGGTTCGCCTGGGAGACCGGGTTCGATGGGATGAAATAGTCGATGTCAAAGCTGTAGTGGTCCACGTACCAAGTATATTTTACTTGGTCACCGGGGACCGTTAATTCTGTTTGGCGGGAAAGTCTGGCATTGAAAATGCCATTTTTTCGGCGCCAACGGTAACGGTAGCGGGGCGCGGCAAGGGAGGGGTTTCTGCGCAGCAGGGCCCCAAGATGACTCATGGGGCGTGCCCGTCGTCTCCGCCTCCGGTAACGCCTCCGAAACGGCATGCTATAAAAAACAGAGGTTGCTGCCT